TTAAAATTAAAAGAAAATGAGTAAAGATACAGATTATATAAAGTCAATAGACAGCGCAGAGCGCAGATTTTTTTCTACAAAAGTAAGTATGGAGAAAAGAGAAGAAGGTAAAACGCCAAAAATTGAAGGAATGGCTGCTTTGTTTAATGTAGTTACTAGAATTGGTGATTGGTTTGAAGAAGAAGTTATGCCTGGTGCATTTGATGATGTAATCAATGATGATGTACGGTGTTTATTTAATCACAATCCAAACTATGTATTGGCTAGATCTGTAGAAGGTAAGGGCACTTTGGCGCTTTCCTTAACTGCAGAAGGATTAAAATATTCTTATGAAACGCCAAACAGAAGCTATGCAAAAGATTTAGAAGATGCAATTGAATCAGGTGATATTTCTGGATCTTCATTCGCTTTTAGAATTAAAGAACAAAAATGGATTTCTAGGAAAGATGATATTGATTTAAGGCAAATTGTAAAGTTTGAAAGACTTTTAGATGTTTCGCCTGTAACGTATCCAGCATATCCAGATGCAACTGTTGGAAAAAGAAGTTTAGATGCTTTTAAGGCTGAAGATAATATTGAAGAAATAAAAACAAAAACTGTGCGTGAAGCGCAATTAATTATTAATAAAAATAGAAAGTAAGATGAAAAAATCAAACGATTTAAAACAATTACGTGCTTCAAAAATAGAAGCGCAACAAGGTATTGCAGATACTGCAGAAACAAGAGCTGAAGGTGAGCGTGATTTAAATAAAGATGAAGAAGCAAGGTTTGATGCTTTTCAAACAGAAATTGAATCTTTAGATGCTCAAATTTTAAGAGCAGATAAATTTGAAGCAAACCAAAGAGCTGCAGCAGGTCTTGCAGGTGTTATTGTTGGTAGTTCAGAGAAAAGAGAGCATGAGAAACTGAAAAAATCTTATGACTTTCATAAGGCAATTCGTTCTCAAATGGCAAATGGTGTTTTGGATGGTGTGGAATTAGAAATTCACCAAGAAACTGTTGCACGAGCAAAAGAAGCTGGTGTTGCAATTACAGGTTTGGCGGTGCCAACAGATTTTACTGAAAAACGAGCTGATGGTGCAACAGTAACGCAAGATTCTGGAGCTTATGGTGCAAATCTAGTTGATACAAATCAACAATCACCTATAGAGTTTTTAAGACCAAAGCCTATTTTGGAAACTTTAGGCGCAAGATTTATGACAGGTTTACAAGGTAATCTTGTTTTCCCAACAAATGACGGAGGTATTTCGGGTGCTTGGCAAGGAGAGGTTGCTGAAACTTCTTCTTCTAAAAATGCGTATGGCTCAAAAACAATGAGTCCAAAAAGATATGCTGTTAGAGCTTTATTGTCACTACAAAATATTATGCAATCTTCACCAGATTTACAAATGTTAACTATAGATGATATTCGTGCAGTAATTGGTAACGCTATTGATTACGCTGGTATAAATGGAGTAGGTTCTTCTACCGTTCCAGAAGGTATTTTAAATGCTACTGGTTTTAACGCTGTAGTGGGTGGTACAAATGGTGCGGCACCATCTTGGGATCATATTATAGATATGGAGACAGGTATTTTTTCTGCGAACGCAGAAGCACAAAATCTTGGGTATTTAATTAATCCTTCTACGAAAGGGAAATTAAAGAAAACAAAACATTCAGCTGGGGATTTAGGGTATTTAATGACTGGTAATGAAATTAATGGTTATAATGTTGGGGTTTCTAATCATGTTCCTGGTAACCTTACAAAAGGTACTTTATCAGGTACTGCTAATGCAGGGATTTTTGGCGATTTCAAACAATTATTAGTTGGTCAATGGGCGTTTTTAGATTTGTCTGTAGATGATAAATCTGAAAAGAAAAACGGTTATATCGCAATTGATGTGAACACTTTTATTGACACTTTGGTAAGACAACCTAAAGCGTTTTCTGTAATAAAAGATTGGGATTTATCATAGTAATTTTTCATAGTGATTTTTGAATTAGTTGATAAGGCCTTTGTTGTAATGGCAAAGGCTTTTTTTTAAAATAAAACATAAAAAAAAATAGATGGATAATTTATCGGAAATATTAGAAGACAAAAAAGCTGCAGATTTTTCAAGAGAAGATTTGGAAAAATTAGCAAATGAAAATGAAATTAAGTTTTCAGGAACTACAAAAGATGCAACAATCTTTAAAAAATTAGTTGCGCTTACAGAAGTAGCTGTTGAATACGTGGAAGTAAAATTTCTTTTATCACCAACAGGGAAATATCATTTAGCATACAATGTTGGGGAAATTGGTTCTTTAGCAAAACCTCTAGCAACTGAATTAGTAGAAGATAAGTTTGCAGAATTTGTAAAATAAAGAGCATGGCATTTATACAAGAATTAGAACATATATCACCAGAAATTATATCATTAGCAACCGCTAGAAAGCAGTTGCAATTAGAATCAGATTTTACAGAAGATGATGCTTTAATTTCTACATACATAGATGCTGCAATATCAGAAGCAGAACATTTTATAAATTCTGAAATTTCAGAAAAGAAGTTTAAAGTGCAGGGCAAATCTTTTAGTGATGCAATGGCATTTAATAAACAGATTTTGCAATCTGTAGAAAGTGTAAAATATACACCTGTAACTGGTGTAGAAGCAACTATTGATGTTGCAAATTATTCAATTGTAAATGTAGATAAATATGAAAATCAAATTGAGTTTTCAGAAGATTTTGTTTATCCAGAGGTAAAACCATATACAGCTACAGCAGTACAAATTGAATTTACAGTTGGTTATCCAGAAGGAAAAGTACCAAAAGCAATGCAGAAAGCTTTGTTGCTAATGATTTCTGAATCTTATGAGTTTAGAACAGATACGGTAAAGGAAAAAAGTACCGCTGCAGAAAATACATTGCGAAAGTTTAGAAGATATTAATATGAAAACATTGTTGGTAAATAGTTTAAAAACTAGAATTTCCATTGTAAAAGAAGTAAAAACTTCATCTGCAACAGGTGCGCCAATTTATGTTGAAGAACTTGTAAAAAGTGTAAGAGCAGGCCAAAATGAAATTAATGTTGATGAAGATGAAGATGGCAAAATTAGGGTGCTGTTTACGACACAATTTGTAATTAGATACAACAGTTTATTTACAAAAGGAAAAGCAAATGCCTGGATGGTTATTGATGCAGATGCTTTAAAATATAACATTGTTTCTGTGGTGGAAATTGGGAAACCAAAAACATATTTACAAATTAATACAGTTAGGCGTGAGTAAGTCAATGGTGGAAATAAAAGGTTTTGATCAGTTATCAAAACAGATTAAAAAACTACCTGAAAAAGTAAAGCGAAAAGAGGTTTTAAAAATATTAGGACAAGTTGCAAATCCTACAGTAAAAGTTGCAAAACAGTTAGCGCCTGTTTCAAAAAAGGCACACGTTCAAAAAAGAAAAGGCCAAAAATTTGGTACATGGATAACACCAGGAACAGGTAAAAAGAGTATTGGAAAAAAGACAATGCGAAGGGCTGAAAACCCAACATTGTATGTTAGTCCAATGAGCACAAAAAAAGCGGATGGTTACTATTTAAGGCAGTTTGTTATTCCTGGTACTAAGTATCAAAAATCAAATCCTTTTATAGATCGTGCATATAATCAAACAAAGGCAGGAGTTACAAAAGATGCAGAAGTTAAGATTGCAAAATACATACAAAAACAAATAAACAAATTAAGTTAATGCTAGTACAAATTTCATCATTAGTGAATGCAGATTTAAGATCCTTTTCAGGGTTAACAGATCTTTTAACACAGGGTGTGAATGGTGTAAGGCCATTAATTGCAGAGGCGGATGATGGGGATTCTTTTGTTGTTTATTATATAAAGTATGAAGGAAAAATTACAAAGGGTGTTGCTGGCCAATATCAATTAATTACGCAAAGCTGGGCAACTTCTTATGATGTTAGTTTGGCAATTGCAGATCAAGTTGCAGAAGCGTTAAGTGCTTCTGATAATTATAGTGATTATGTATCTGCAGCATCAAAATTTAGTGAACAGGGAATAATATATACAGAACAAATATTTAATTTAAAACAGTAAAATTATGGCTTTTGATTATAAAGGTAGCACGCTAAGAGTGAAAATTGCAACAAAAGAAATTATGCATGAAATAGATTTTTCTTATGGAGAAACAACAGAATTTCAAGACATCGCATCAAAAGATGTAGAGAATGCAGTAATTGATGGAAAAAGTACTTATTCTTTATCAGGTAACGGTTACTGTGATAATTCTGCTGCAGATGCGCAAGAAGATATTGCTTCTTTGTTTGCTTGGAGAGCTGCAAAAGATTCTAAATCAATTGCAATTGCAGATGGTGTATCTGGTAACATTGCGATTACTGCAACCGCTTATTTAGAAAGCATTGAAATTCAATCTACATTAAATGAAGTTGTAACGTATTCATGGACAATGAAGGTGACAACAGCAGCTGTAGGTGCAACCGCTTAAAAATTAATTATTAAGGTGGTTTTTTTCAACGGAAAACCACCTTTTAAAAATTCAAAAAACTATGAAAATTACAATTAATAAAAAGGTGTACCAGGTTAAATTTGGTTTTGGAGCATTAAGAATTTTGTGTAAAAAATGGGGTGTGAAATCAATTGGTGGTTTAGATCCTTTTTTTAAGAAGTTAGATTTTAAAGATGAACCTTCTTTTGAACAATGGGATTTGATCGGTGATTTAGCTTTGTCTGGTGTGGAATATGCTAATCCGGATAAAACATTTACAACAGAACAAATATTGGATGTGCTGTTTAAAAATCCAAGTCTGTTAACAGAATTAATTAATTCTTTTTCAGAAAGTATGCCAAATGAGCAACCTGTAGATCCTGCAAAAAGGGGAAAGTAGAAGGTGGAGAAAAACCGCCAGCATTAACTTTTGATGATTTAGAGCAATTGTGTGGAGAAATTGGTTTGTTACTTACTGATTTTTACAATTTAACACCAAGGCAGTTTAACAATATTGTTATTGGTTATGATCGCAAAGAAGAAGAGAATTTAAAAACAAAGATGATTCTGAATCGAGATTTAGAATTTGCAATTGTATCCCCTTATTTAGATAAGCAATCTGGAATAAAAACAGCGCAGGATTATAAAAAATTCTCTTGGGAAGTTGAAACACTAGAATTGTCAGAAGGCAGAAAGTTTAAAACAAAGGCAGAAATTGCTGCTATTTGGAAAGCGCCAGAAGAAGTAAAAAAGTAATCGCCTCTAGTGTAAATACAATAGAAAGTAAAATAAATAATTCTTTTAAAAAGAGTATTAATTTTTTAAACATAAAATAAATTGTCTGGTTTAGCATCAATAAATATACGGTTTTCTGCAGATCTAAAGGATTTTAGTACAAAAATGCAAAATGCTACCCGTAAAATTAAAAAAATCGGTAAGCAGATGCAGTCTGTGGGGAAAGGATTTTCTGCAGGTTTAACTTTGCCGTTACTTGCTTTTGGTGGGTTGGCTTTAAAAAGTTTTGATGATCAAGAGAAGGCAATTGCGCAGCTAAATGCTGGTTTGCAATCTACTGGAAGATATACAGATGAACTTTCTAAAAAATTACAAGAACAAGCTTCTGTATTACAAGAAAATTCTTTGTTTGGTGATGAAGAAATTTTGCAAGGTTCTACTGCTCAAATACTTACTTTTACAAATATTGCAACCAATGAAATTGGTAGAGTAAACCAAGTGGTTGCAGATTTATCAACACGTTTAAAAGTAGATTTAAAATCATCTGCTTTGCAGGTTGGTAAAGCTTTAAATGATCCTGTTGCTAATTTATCTGCATTAAGTAGATCTGGTATTCAGTTTTCTAAAGATCAAAAAGCAATGATTAATAGTTTGGTTAAAACCAATCAATTAGCAAAAGCGCAGGATATAATTTTAGGAGAATTAGAAAATCAATATGGAGGTTCTGCAAAAGCAGCTGCAGAAGCTGGTGCAGGTTGGATGAAACAATTATCTAATTCAATTGGAGATTTAACAGAAGATTTTGGAAGAATAATTAATGAAGGTATAAAGCCTTTTGGAGAAAAAATAAAAGGTTTAGTTAGTCGGTTAAAAGAATTATCACCAGAAACAAAAAAGAATATTGTTTTATTTGGCGCAATTGCAGCTGCAGTTGGGCCTGTTTTAGTGGTTTTAGGTTTTTTAATGACTTCTGTAGTACCTGGATTAATAACTGCTTTTGGTTATTTGCGTGCTTCTTTGTTGTTGTTGCAAACTGGTTTTTTAAAATTAACAGTAATTATTGCATCAAATCCTTTTGGCGCTTTAGCGGTGGCAATTGCTGCGGTTGCTTCTTATTTTATTTTCTTTAATAATAAAGTTGATGATACGATCGATAAGCAAAATTTATTGGCAGATGTAAATGATAAGGCGGCAAGATCTATTGCGAACGAAAAGGCAAAATTAGCTGAATTACTATTTATTGCACGTGATGAAAGCATTGTAAAATCTGCAAGAATAAAAGCTGTAAAAGAGTTAAATAAATTATCACCTAAATTTTTAGGAAATTTAACTTTAGAGAAAATTAATACAGATGCAGCAACAGCTTCAATAAAATTATATAACCAGGAGTTATTAAAAACTGCAAAAACAAAAGCAGCACAAGAAAAATTGCAAGCTTTAGAATCTAAAATAATTGATTTAGAACTCGCATCTGAAAAAGCATCAATAAAATCTGCAAAAGCTGTAAATGAATTAAGAAAAAACGCTGTTTCTTTAGAAGATCAATTAAAGTTGCGAGCAATTGAAAAGGTTGGTATTTCTAATAAAACAACTGATATTTATACAGTCCAGATAAAAAAATTAAAAGAACAAGGTGAGCTTCTTTTAAAAATAATTGGTGCAAGTCAAACCTTAAATGAAGTTACATCGACAAAACCAACTGCAACAGGTAGAAAAAAAGCTTCTGTAGTTGATACAACTGGATTAGCAAAAGGGGTACAAACTTTTAATTTATCGGATGGCTTAATTTTAGAAGCTCAAAAGTTAGACACGGTTTTAACAGGAATGACAGAACGTTTTTCTTTTTTTCAAGAAAACGCTGATATTTTTACAAATGCTGTTGGTGCTAGTTTTTTTGCTTTAGGTGGTCAGATTGCTAGTGTTTTTGAAACAGGTAATTCTATTCTTGATTCTTTTGTGGGTTCTATTATAAATTCGTTAGCAGAATTGGCGGCTTCTTTTATGCAGCAACTTTTACTGGAAAAATTATTTACATCTGCTAAAAAAATTGCAGATTTTGGAAAAGCAAGTTCAAGTGGTATTGTAATTGCTACAAGTGCAGCAGCAGCCATGGGGCCTTTAGGAATAGTGGCTTTGCCTGGTTTAATAGCTTCTACCCTTGCAACAGTTGGTACTGCTTTTGCTGGTATTGCTGGTTTTCAAAATGGAGGTGTTGTTGGTGGTTCTTCTTTTACAGGTGATAAATTGTTTGCAAGGATTAATTCTGGTGAAATGGTTTTAAACCAAAAACAGCAAGGTAATTTGTTGGGTATGTTAAATCCTGCAGGTAATAATGTAAACGTTGTATTGCAGCCTTCGATTGATTTTTCTGGCAGAAAGTTTAAGTTGATGTTGAATCAAGTGGAGAGCGCTTTAAATAAAACAAGATAATGTTTGGAGCTCAAAAACTAAAAATTGAAATCATTGATACTTTAAATCCTGATAAAGTATTAATTACAGAATATACTGCAGCAGAATCACCAACATTTATTGTAAATGGTGATGAAGATAAGTTTGCAAATTTAAACACTTCTGAACTGCATTTTAATATGGTGGTTACTTCTTTAGAAGATGGCGTATTTTTTCATTTATTTACAGGATCTGAAGTTCGTTTTAAAGTTTTATTATTAAATTTTGATGATGCAGATAATCCAGAGATATTATGGTCTGGTTTTTTATTGCCGGAACAATATAGTGAACCTTATATTGGCAGCACTTATTTTGTTGAATTTGTGGCAACAGATGGAATTGGTAGAATTAAAGATCGGGATTTAGCGGCAAATTATTATCAAGATAATACATCTGTTTTAGATGTGATTCATAAATGCTTGATATTAACAGGTTTAAATTTGCCAATTTTATTTGCAGAAGCAATTCAAAATTCTGGTTTTGATTTAAACTATAAAGATTTAGAGGTACAAACAAAGTCTTATAAAAAAGACGATGATAAAAAAGATGCGTATAGTATTCTTTTGTCGTGTTTAGAAAGTATTGGTTGCAAGTTATTTCAGTATAAAAATCAATGGATGATTATTGGTTTAAATAGAATTAATGAAGATGTAATTACTTTTAAAAGGTTTGAAATCACTAATATATTCAACTTAAATTATGTTGGTGAAGAAGTAATTACCAGAAATATTATAAAAGCTAATTTTTTCGCAACACCAATAATTCAAGTATTATCACCTTTACAGAAAATGGAAATTGTTTGGGATGCAAATAATGCAGAAAATTTAATTCCTGAAGATGCAGTTTCACATTTGCCTGTAAATATTGATACAGATATTGATGATAGAACTGTAAAATACTGGCAAACGTTTACAGATGATGGTCTTATTTTAAAAGTTTGGTTATTGCTTTTGTCGGATGATTACGGAAATATTACAAATAATTTAGGAAGTTATTATAATGGATTAATTGCAACACCAAATGTAAGTTTGGAAGATAATATTTCTGGCCCATTTGTTTTTTTTAATACCATATTAACAACGGTTTTGTTTTCGGATTTAGAAAACAATTTTGCACAACTGCAAACGCCTTTTTTTATTGCAGGATCATCTGATGTTGAACAATTTGCAACACTAGAAATTGAGTTTTCGCAGTATACAGATAAAACACCTGCAGAAATTGAAACCTATTTAAATTTGTCTGGTGTTTATACAAATGTTGTTTCTGTAGGTGCTGGTGTTTCGAACTTTACAGCTGCAGATCATGGATTAACAACTGGTGATTTTTTAAAGTTAACCTATGAAAATAATTTGGAAAAATCGTATGAAGCAACAGTTGTTGATGGCAATACTTTTTCTATTGGCGTTTCTAAAGATTTAGATGAACCAATTGCTGGTAAGTGGGTTGTTGATCCTTTTAAAAATCACTTCTTTTTTGCGGTTACTCGTAAAGATTTAAAAAATCAATCTGCAAGTTTAGAAGAAGTTGTAATTTCTAATTTTTCAACTGTTGGTGTGCCAAGTGGTATTTATGATTTTAAAATTTCAAATGATAAAAGCACAATAAAATGCGTTTTAAAAATAGAGAAACTTTTATTGCTGAAAGATGGCTATTATAATATAAAATTATATCCTGCAGTTACACATGATTTTTTCACAGGTTTGCAAGTATTTACGAAATGTAATTTTACAAAGGTTGAAGAAAGTGAAATAAAAATTATAAAAGAACGCAATATTAATTTTACAACATCACATGATTTAGAGGTGTTTCATTCTGCAACACAAAATAATTTATCTGATCGTAATTTTGTTTTTGGAGATGCAGTTGTAACTGCTATAAATAACGGTTCTTTATTTGATGAATCCATTACATTAACCCCAACTTTTTTTACAAATTCCCCAACTTATACAAATACTGTTTTATGGTACACCATTATTTTATTTGGTTTATCAGATCAGGATTTTATCCGTTTAAAAAATGGCTATAAATTATTTTTACAAAAATCTGGTGAACAAACAGTAAATGAGATCAGCGCAATAGATTTTAGTGTTTTAGATGTGCCAGAATTAGGGGGTAAGGTTATCTATCAAATAAATTTTGATGCAATACCTTCAGGCGCTTTATATATTGGCGCAAATGATACTGTTATTATAAAGCAAACTGGAGAAGATGCAATTGATTTTGCAGAATATTGGTTGGATAAATGGCAGCGTGTGAATGTGGTTGAATCAATTAGTTATTTAGAAGCATTGGCAAAAATTTATCAAAACTGTTTGCATGAATTTAATTTTAAAATTTCTGGTGAAATTATTGGTTTGTTAACACCTTTTGATCTGGTTGAATTTAAATTTAAGGGCCAACGCAGATACAATCCTGTAACACTTACTTTAAATTTAGTTGAAGGAAAATCAGAAGTTGTTTTAATAGAATCTAAAATTAATACAAGTTTAGAAGCGGATACTTTAGAAATTGTTGATGTTGATGATGTGGTGGTTTTAGCTCCTGAAATAAGTATTGAAGCAACTGCAATTGCGCCAACTTGGTTTAGTTATTTATGGCAGATACAGACCAGTTATAATTTTATTGATATCAATCCAGTAAACGCAATTTTAACTGCAAGGCAGTTAACAGATAGTGTTGCAAATGGTGGTGTTTATACAGGTGTAGAACAAACGCAAAATATTACATCTGCAACTGGTTCTGTTGCCATTAATATGGCAGCTTTTACAGGTGGTGAAAACGGTTGGTGGGAAGTATCTGTTGCGCAAAATGGTGTTTTATCAAACATTGAGTATGTAGAAGTTTTGCCGGTGGCTGATTTGCCTTCGGAGCGCATAGAATTGGCATTTATTGATGTGGCTGATGTTTTAAATATCACAGGTAAATTTAGCATTAATTATATTGGTTTTACACCTGTAACTGTAAATCAATATTTGCAAAAATATGATATTAATACACAAGCTAATATTGATGCGCCTGCAGTAACATCAATTTCACCAGCTTTAACAGAACAAACAATAACAATGCCATCAAGCGGCTCTTGGAAAGTGTATTTAATTGCAGAAGGTAAAACTTCGAATGAAGTTGGATGGTTATCAATACAAATATAAATGGCGGCAAAAGTAATTCATGAAATATTATTTAAGGTTCGGCAATGGGTGATTGAAACACCTGTTGAAGAGGATAGTATTTTTAATTTTGGTGATGGATCAGATTTTTTTGGGGATACAAATAAAACATTTTAGAAGATGAAAAAAATAGATATAACAGCAGGATCAACTTCTGGTGATAATGGCCCAATAGCAGGTGAAAAATTAAATGATAATTTTAAAGAATTAGTTCTAGCTGCTTTTGGATCTGATATTTGGGATGGTAATGTTGATGAAGCTGTTTCTTTGGCTTCTTTGCCAACAAATAATAAAAGCTCTTTATTTGCTGCAATTTCAGAAGTATATGCCAAAGCTGCAAATATAGATGATTCTTTAGCAACCTCACTTTTTAAAACCTGGTCTATAGATAAGTTGTTAGCTACTTTTATAGATCAAACAGAATTGGATGCTGCATTAGCGGCTTTGGTGGCTTCTGCTCCAGGTACTTTAGATACTTTAAATGAATTGGCAGCTGCTTTGGGTGATGATCCAAATTTTGCAACTACAATTGCAGCTGCATTAGGTTTAAGGTTAAGAATAGATGTAGCAAACCAAGGTTTATCAACTACCCAAAAAACCAACGCCTTAACAAACCTAGGAATAAGTGCAAAAGAAATAATTGCATCGGGCGCAGTATTTGCGTGGCATAAAAAACCAAGTAATTCAACTGCAACATTAGCAGCCACAGAAATTATTACCAACGGAAGAATTTCGGACACCATACACATAAAATCAGCAGAATATGTATCTGGAGATATAAATACATTCGGAACATTAGCAGGTTTTTTTAAAGATGGCTCTTATAAAAAAGTAGAATATAGAAATTTTTAAAATAAAGAAAATGAAAAAAATTAGCAAAATAATTTTAATTTTATTACTGATAAATATTAGTAATATTTACGGACAAGATACAGCGTATCCTCCAAACTATATTGATGTAACGCTTGGCACAAAAGCAGATAGTACGCTTGTAATGGGTAGTGATGGTTTGGTGAAGTATGTGCCAAGAAGCACTTATTTTAGTGATTATGCAACATTGTTATGGGCTACTGCTTTAGACAATGCAAACGTTAAATTAACGGGTAACCAAAGTATCGCGGGTCAAAAAACATTTACGGATGGCATAAGTTTTTCTGGAGAAATATCAGTTAGTGGAGATGCAGATTTTACTGGTAGTATAAATACTAATGGTGACTTATCAGCAGCAACCTTAACACCAACATCTATAACAACAGGTAACATTCCATACAAGAGTGCAGGTGCTTTATTAGACTCGCCTATTTCTACGGATGGAACTGATGTAACTATTGCAAACGACTTAACAGTTACAGGTGATGTAAGTGCAACGGGTGGGTTGTTTAGTGGTGATGTCTCACAAGGTGATTTTTCAACTTCCTCCTTAAAATCTTTTTATCAAAAAACAAATAAATCTATATTTAGTATTATTACAGATGGTACAGCTAATGCAGCTGGAACTACAATTAATTACTCTTGGGCTAATGGAGGTCAGGGTTCTCTTAAATTTGACAATTCAGCAGGTACTGTATTAACTTTAGCAGCAGACCGTTCAGCAACCTTCGCTTCTATTGTAAGTGCAACGGATGCAAAACTAGGAGGAAGCACTTCTACTGAAACTTTAGGTGTACATAATTCAAGTAGACCATACATACATTTAACAAGCGATACAACAGGAAAGACAGGTGCGGATGGTACTTTTATAGGTTTTGTAAGCACTAGCGGTGCTTTAGAGATAAGAAATAAGGAAAATCAACCTATAAATTTTAAAACTAATGATATACAGGCTTTAA